TAGCCGTGTTCTGTGTCATTGCACCCGTAGCAGCAGCCAGTGCTAGTGAGCCAACCGCCACGTTACTAGCTGCGGTAATCGCACCCGGCATAGCAGATGCGCCGATAGCCACGTTGTAATTCCCCGCTGTTGCACCTTTCAGCGCATTGTACCCAAGTGCCGTGTTGTAACTATCATCAGCAATCGCAGCACCTGCTTGGTGGCCGACCAGCACGTTCTGTGTGCCGCTGGTGATTGCCTCCCCGGTTTCCAGACCAATGGCTAAATTGATATTGGCTGCGGCGTATGAAATGTTTGACAACGCATTCGTCCCAATAGCGATATTAGATGAAGTCGCAGCAGTACAACCACCTAAAGCATTTTTGCCTATCGTAATGTTATCATTTGCAGCACCAACTAAACCATCAGCAGCTTGAAAACCAATGGCCACGTTGTAGTCGCCGGTGGTCATTGCCTTACCAGCATCGCGTCCAATGAGTACGTTGCCGGGGCCGTCTGTAATTTTGTAACCGGCGGCGTAACCTAGTAGAACATTGCTATCGCCACTCATCGCTGTGCTGGTGTTCTCAATAGAACTGCCAGCATACGCACCAAACACAGTGTTGTAACTGCCTGTGCCCTTGGCGTAAGACATCTGACCTACCGCTGTGTTTCCGGGTGTATCAACTATGGCACTACCTGAAAGATAACCGACAAGCGTGTTGTCATTACCACCAACAATCGCATCACCCGCGAATCCACCAATGGCGGTGTTCTTGACGTTGCCGTTTTGTGCCGTGAGTGCGTTGTAGCCGATGGCTAAACAAAAGTCTGCGCTAGAATTTTCCGCGCCTAATGCGCCTGTTCCAATCGCTATATTGTAGTGTTCAACAGCAGTTGCTGCATCCAACGCGCCGTGGCCAATGGCGATGTTGTTGTGGTTGATTGTCATTTCCTGTCCGGCACTCTTGCCAAGCAACACATTAGAATAGCCAGTAGTCAGCGCAGCACCAGCGGCACTACCTACAATTGTATTTACATAACCTGTCGTGATTGCCTTACCGGCTGAACGACCAACCATCGTGTTGTCATCGCCGTTACCGTCTACTGATCCACCAAACGCACCAGCACCACCAGCTTCGTAACCAACAGCGGTATTGCGTACACCACCATAAGTAACGCTGCCACCCAGCGCGTTGAGTGCGTTGTAACCAATGGCCGTGTTCTTTGAAGCGTCACGGTTCTGGTTTAGCAATGCGTTGTGACCGATGGCGACACAGCCGTCCGCACCAGAATTTTCTGTGGACAATGCATTTGTGCCAATGGCGATATTATCAGCTTCACCTGACTTGGCAGCGGTCAATGCAGCTTTGCCGATGGCGATGTTGTTGGAATTGTCTTCTAAACTAGAACCGGCATTTACACCCAGCAACACGTTGTTTTCGCCGGTCGTAAGATCGTAGCCAGCAGCATAACCCACAACCGTATTGTACCGACCTTGGGTTCCTGTGCCGCCAACAACTCCTAAACCACCGGCATCCATACCGATAAAAGTACAACCATATGCGGTGGTCATATTCTTGCCGGTGTTTGTGCCAACACAAGTATTGTAGTCACCAGTAATCACCCCAACACCACCGGCTTGATAACCCACATACACGCTGTTTGTGCCGCTGGTCAGATTGAGTGCGGCGCTGTAGCCGACAGCCGTGTTGTATGCATTATTAACGTCTTGATCTTGTAGTGCTTGGAAGCCAATCGCAACAGTTCCGCTTCCAAGTGTGGCGGTGGTATTTTCTGTTGCGAGTGCGTTGTAGCCGATTGCAACTGCGCCGATTGCAGTTGTCTGCGCCCCACCCGCCCCATAACCAATGGCGATATTTGAATTTCCCGTCGTGATTGCATCCAGCGCGTAATTGCCTATGGCAATGTTGGAGTTGCCGGTTGGCTTGTCACCAGTAACACCGGCAAGTGCGTTAAGACCAATCGCAACGCAATGATCTGTTGATAGACAATAAACACCAGCACCACTTCCAGTAAATGTATTGTAGCTGCCAGTAAGATATTGACCCGTCCAGTTACCCACCAGAACGTTCTGATCGCCGCCGGTAATTGCTGTTCCAGATTCATAGCCAATTGCAGTATTGTCCGCACCGTCAGTACACGCATCCAAGGCGTAGTTTCCGATGGCTATGTTTTGGTTGCCGGTGGCTGCTGCAATGGCTGTGCCAGACAGTGCGCCTTTGCCGATGGCAATGCAGTCGTCTGTCGAAGAAGCGTACGCGCCAGCATCTTTTCCGAAAAAACTGTTCCTTAAACCCGTAGTTGAATAACCCGCAGTAACGCCAACAGCGGTGTTGTAATCGCCTGTCGTAACTGCTGCTAATGCGTCTGCACCAAGCGCAGTGTTTTCAAGACCTTCCGTACAAGCACCTAAAGCGCCCTTGCCAACCGCAGTCAGAAAAGTCGCACTCGTCGCTGCATCTGCTGCACCCGATCCTACGGCTGTTGCGTTGCTGCCGGTGAATACGACGAGTGCGGTGCGGCCAACCGCCGTATTTTCATCGCCAGATGTGGCTGCGGATAATGCAGCCGACCCGATTGCTGTGTTATTTATTGCACCGTTGGTGGTTCCGTCCAATGCGTCACGGCCAACCGCCGTGCTGTTCGTGTCTGCTGAACCGCCACTACCCAAACCGTGGCCAATGTCCAGACTGCCGACTACGATGCCGCCAGACGCCGGGATGGTCATACGACCAGTACCAGCGGTTGCGAAACCCATTACATCTGTATTCTGGTCGTAAGAAATCTCACCGTGGTCTAGTCCAGTATCACCAGACCGCGCAAAAACAAGTCTCCCATCAGATGTCGCGCCGGTTGCAATGGTAATGCCACCGTCTCCAGATTCGTGAACCACTAATCGTTCTGCACGGGAATCGTAAGTTCCCGGTGTGGCGGTTCCAATACCCACGTCGCCAGCCGAGTCGATGGTTTGGCGAAGTACGCCATTCGTGCTGAAACCCAGCGCATCCGCACCTGTCTGGTACAGACCCGTGTTTACGTCACCGTTAAAAATTAAAGCTGGTGCGGCAGCAGAACCAGCAGACAAATCTAGTACGCCGCTGAATGCGATTCCCCCGGTGGCTTTAATCGAACCAGCCACATCCAACTCTACTGTCGGCGCAGCGACACCCACGCCCAATCGCGCTGGATCACCCGCTGAACCGCCTTCTACAATGTAAACACCATCTGTCCCGCCGTCAGACGGTTGCCATTGCATCATCTCGCCAGCACCATCAGATTTGATGATCGGCTCGTTCTCTATCGTCGTGCCGCCTCGATGGATGAACGGCCTGCTTGAAATATATGAGCCCATGATGTTTTAGATGGTAAATTCAACCACGGTCTTGTCCACCGCATCGGTGCGGACCGCGCCTCGGTAGCCGATGCCTGTCCACACTCCACCGGTGCCGTCCTTGGCTGTCCCGCAGGCAGCCAGGACATGATGCGCATTGCTGCTGCTTGGCGTGCCTGAATCCGCGAACAAAATGTGAAGCACACTCGCCGATTGATTCTGTATCGTGATGCTCTCCCGATATTTGTTCTTGTCGAGGTTCGTCGCCGCTGCCCCGGTGAAAGAGGTGCTGGCGGACGTGATCTGTGTTCCTGCGTTAGTGACTGTTGCCATATTGCTTGAAGTTCTTAATTACCGGTCTGTCTGTAACTGGTATGCACCTCCACCGGCATCGAGGTGCCCTGCTGCTGTTCGCTCTCCAAAATTCTCAGTTCATCCATGATGGCCGACTGCGCCCGCTGCTCCTCGATCCCGGCGAGGGGCTCCTTCTCGTCTGCCTGAAGCAGATCGGAGGCGGCGCCGTGCGCCAGAAAATCCCGAAACTGAAACGGGATGGAAATTTTTGTCCAAGGCGCCCCGCCATCGGTCGGCTCGTTGCTGCCGCTCGAGGTGTGCGCACTGCTCGCCTCGTAGAGCTCAGCCGGGTTGCCGGTGGCCGGAAAGCGCACCACATCCCCCAGCGCATAGGCCACGCTGGCCGTGCTGTGGGCGGTATGCTCGAGGATCGGCACCCGCTTGCGGAAGCGCACATAGACCACGTTCGGCCCCTGCAACACCTGTATGCCGCTGCTGCTCAACTCGAAATTCAGTGAGGTGGCGTACTTGTTGTATTTGGGGTGACGATCGAACGCCTCATAAACCGTGCCCATCTTGTTGGATTCCCACGACTGCTCGTACCCGATCACCTTGTCGAAATCCTTGACCTCACCCCAGTAACTCGCGTTGGTCGGCACCGTCCCGGCGCCCGCGTTGGTGTGCATCTGGTAGTTTTTGTCATTCACATAGTAGTAAACCTGATCCCCCACCGCGTAGTCGGTTGCGGCGGCGTAATCGTTGAAATCGTAGGACGTTTTGAGCTCCGCCCAGAAGGTGCCGATCGCGTCGGCCGAGTCGCTGGGCTCCTGCGCGTTGGACGCCTTGAGCGAGATCACATACCGCTCAGCGTTGCGGTCGTAGAACTCGGCGGCGGCAGCCACGGTCGCGGAGGCGTACACCTCGCGATAGTAGCGCTTCTCGCAGTACATGAGGTCCGGCCAGTGCGTCGCGTTCCAGATCGTGCGCAGCCGGGAGTTGAAGAAGGAGACAAGCAGGGCCTCGTCCTGGGTGGACAGCTCATCGTAGAGGCGCTGCGCAAAGTGCGCGCCCGCCTTCAGCAGATCGGTCCAGACCAGTGCCCTCATGTTTTAACCCCCGGGCTTGCACTCGGGGTTGTCCCTTAAAAATTTGTTGACGTTCTTTTGATCCTCCCAGAAATGCGGGTCCTGCTGCAACCAGCGAAAGTAGGTCCGCGCCGGGATGGTCGATTCCAGATCATATTCACTGCCGGGCTTGCGCTGCCAGTTCTTGTATTTCTGGAAAATCTTCTGCGCGTTCTTTCGGTACGCCTGCTTTTCAAGGGCCACATAATCGCCCACAAAGCTGCCGGTCCGAAACTCGCGCTCCATACGGTTCCGCCGCCTCCTCGAGAGATTCGAGAATTGGGGAATGATAATGCTGGGCGCGCCCGAAGGCGCACCCAACAGATTATTCGCATCAGCCATCAGCCCTGTCTCAGGGTGAAGTCTGATTCCATGAGCGCCTTGAAGTAGAACTCCATGCGCCCAGCCGTCGCGGATGTGTTGGTCGCGTCACCCAGGTTTCCGGATGAACTTGTAAACAAGAAGTCCAACCTCGACTTGGTTGCCCCGGTGTCATTGATGAACACATTACCCAGTGCGCCTGCCGTGGCATCATCTGATCCCCAGATAGTGCCCTGCACAGTAAGCAGATTTCCGTCAATGAAGTAGTCGGCATCTGCACCAATAGTACCGCTTTCAGCCGACAACCCGTTGTGACCCACATCAACCGAGATGTTGCCGGTGGGATGGGCAAAAGCCTGCCCCACCCGCGCAATCACGCCGGTGTCGAGCAGACATTTCGGCAGCGTGTGCGAGATCGTCTGTGTCGTGGCCGCCGCTGTCAGCTCCGTGTAATCAAACACCAGCACGTCGGTGAATCCCGTCATGCCCCGTTCATTAGAATTTAACCTATACCAATTAGCCATAATATCCTCCTTGTAATTAGTCTGCTGCGGTTAATTTCGCCAATCCACGCGGAGACTTGCAGCAAAGCGAGTAGATCACCTTGGTGTAGCCGCGCTTCCCGCCGCCCTCGTCAGTCATGTCAACCGTGTGAAGGCTGTCCATTGTCTGAAGCTCGAGGAGCGAGGTGTCCAGAATCAGCCCTGCGTCATCGTCAAACGTCCCGTTTGCGTCCGTGTTAAGGAACACGCTCGGAACCAACGCCAGCTTGCCAAACGAGCTGTTGAAGGTTTTGACCTCCATGCTGATCGTCTTGCTGCTGTTGTTGTCGTTGACCTTGAACCGGCCGGCGGTGGCACTGGCTGCGCCCGTGTAGTTGGCCACTGCGGCCTCTGTACGGGTGAAGTAGTCCACCAGCTCGATCAGCTCGGGGCTGAACACCGCCATGTAGCTCTTCTTGGTTCCGTGAACCTCGAAAAGACTCTGGAGGATGCCGTTAAGCACCACCTCGGTGATCGTCGCTCCGTTGTGAATCTGAGCCGACGGCGTGCGGAAACTGCTCGGCACATCACTCGGCCCCGCGCTGTCGATCCAATCGAACAGACCGCGTGTGGCCCAAGGTGTGTCCTGATCCCCGGACGTGCGATCCTGTCCGCCGCAAACAACGGCTTCAACATCGCGTTTCAACTCCTGAACTGCCTTCCGCTTGCCATAATCGTATTCCGAATCGACTGCGGCGGTGTCCACCAACTGCTGCACGTCCGTAACTCCGAACGAGCGCCGTGATATATGTATGTAGTTACCGAACCGGGCGCGCTTCGTCGCCTTGTTGTCGAAACTTGTAACATCCTGACCCTCCGGAATACCTGTCCGGTTTACCGAGTCTAGGGTGTCTGCAAGCACTTCAACAAAGGTGGCGTTTGGCCCCGGCCCCTTCTTCATAGAACTGACCACGGGTGTCTCTTCCGGTTCCAAAACCGTCAAGACATTCCGCAAGTCCTCCCTATTGCCGCCCGTATCACCGGGCACACTGTAAGAATTTGCTCCTGGCATCTTATTTTTCCTTGTTTTTACGCGGCAGCTTGCCGCGCTTTGCGTTTAGCGGAGAACATTTTTTGTAGCGCATCAGCCGAGCCGTAGTCGGGACTGCTCTCATCGTAGAAGGCATCGTCGGCGCTTGAGGCGGCCTTGTCGGCCGGTGTCCCTCGGGTCGGCGCCGGGGCCGAATTGCTGCGCACCGAAACTGGTGCGGGCGATTCCCCCTTGGCGCTCTTCTTGGTCTTGCCGTTCATCATTTTCTCTATTTGCTGCAAGCCAATCATCTGCGCCGTCACGATGCCTCTCCAGTGGGGAAGCCTCTTGACCTCGGGAACAGCGGCGGCGATTTCCATCGCCTGCTTGTAGAACACACTCTTGGGGTCCTTCCATTCCGGAAACATGTTGTAAACCGGCTCGTTGAACCGTGTCTCCTTCGTGTTGTACTCCTTGATCTGTTCCTCCCTCTCGGGGATGCTTACCATGAGATGCGTCTCCGCATCCCGCTTGGCCTTCTGCACCTCCGACGGTTCAATATAGACCTCCTTATCGCTATCATCAGTGTAGGACCCGCCCTCGGCGTGTTCCTCGCACCAATGTTTCACGTTAAGCCACTTCTTTTTCTCGTCACGCAACTGCTGCACGGTGTTGATGTTTGCCAAAGGCCCGTCACCCGGGCCTGCCACCGGTTGTTCGGCGACGTTGCGATAGGTTTCAACCTCCTGCTCAAGTTCCGTAACTCGATCCTCTGCCTGCCTTGCACGCTCCTCCGACTCCTTGGACCGCGCCGTCATCTTGTTGATCCGCTTCTGGAACTTTTTCTCCCATCGCGCATCCGCATTTTCCGGCTCGGCCACCGTCTCCTCGGGTTCATCGGGCTCCCCGGATTCCTCCTCCGGATCGGCTTGCGCCTCCTCTTCGGGTTCCTCCGATTCCTCCGGCTGATCCTCCGGGTCCGGGACGATAGAGGGCGCCTCTTCAACGGGCTCTTCCTCTGCATCCGCCGGGGACTGTTCACCTGTGTCCCCGGTTTCCGTCTGCTCCCCACTTTGTTCGCCCGTTGCCGGTGCGAACATGGACGAGAGCTCATCCACTGATATGTTGTCTGCGGGTTTAAGGGCCTCCGCCACGCCTGTCTCTATATTAGCCATGCTTTATACCTTGCATTGAGGTGTCCATTGTTTGATTGCCTCCAAACAAAGAAAAAGGTCGGGGAGGCTTTTACCTCCCCGACCCTCATCTGTTTAGCAACAATGTGCCTTGGGCGACCGTTTAGACCTGTTTAGACCTGTTTAGACCTGTTTTTAATTTCTAAAAACCCTTGCAAGAGATGGCCCAGCGCATCCACCGCCCCGGCCGAATGGGCCAGCCGCCCATAATCCCCCGCCAAATTCGGATCCGACATGAAGCGCACCAGCTCATCCCGGTGATTGCTTACCAGCAACTCCACCGCCTCCCATCGCGGATCACCCATCAGACCCCGGATGCTGTCCGCAATAAAATCCTCTTCCTTCCTTGGCTCGCCGTCGCTCATGCACCCAGCCTTCCGATCTGCGCGTTCTGTTGCTGCACAAGCTGATGTTCAAGTTGCTTGGCGCGCCGCTCAATCATGCCCGCCACATGCTCATCCTCCTGAATTTTTTTCTGTGCCGTCGGCGTCTGCGCAAGCTGCCCCAGTTCGTTGAGCCGCAACTCATACGCCTGCCCCTCCTTCACGTCCACCGGCACACCGGCCATGAGTTGTGCAAACACATTGCGCTCCTCCTCCTTCTCCTGCTCGCTCGCCGCCTCGGCCGGTCGCAGCAGGCGCTCGCCCATGTTCGGGTCAACAAAGTCAAACACGACCTTCATCAACTCGGTGCGATCCACCACACCGTTGATGTCAAACTCACCCACGGCAGCACGCAGGAGCTCGAGCTTCTGCTTCACCAGATCCGAGTCGAGGTTGGCGACATTAAACGCAAGCTGAATGTCGTACTGGCCCAGTATCTCCTGCCGCGTGGTCTGCAACGGTTCAGCCTGGTTGCTGCCCACCACGCGAAAATAAAACGGCTCGGGCAGAAACTGCTGGCAGAGCTGCAACACCTGTTGCGCCACATCGCGCCAGTAGTCGAGCCACTTGCGAACCATGTTCTGCTGCCGCATCTGCGAATAGGCCACGTTGGCCTCATCCACCGGGCGACCAAAGTAGCGGTCGGCCGTCGTGCGGATGCTCTCCTCGATCTCCTTGCTCCCGGCGTCATGGCGCGGGCTCTCCGCGTACTGATAATCATCGGCACGCATCCGGGGCACCATGACCCCCGGCCCCCACTTGCTTGGCGCCCGCCCGTGCGGGTGCAGGAGCGGCGGCATGGTGGCCAGATAGGAGCGGTCCACCCGGCCGTCCCACTCGGTCTTGATCTGGCGCTGCCAAGTGTGGGCGATCTCGCCGTAGCCGCGTGAGTCATCGACGCGCCGCGAGAGGTATTCGCGCCGCATCAGGACAAAGGGCATCCGGCAGTGCGCGTAGTTGAGCAGTTCATGCTTGGCCACGATCTCGCTGCCGGACTCATCCGAGGTGAGGTGCGGACTGAAAATGATGATGTAGATTCCCGGCACACCGGTCTTGGGGTCCACTCGCCGCTCGAAGGCGTGCACGATCTCATAGAGGTTCTCGGTGTCCAGATCGAGCTGGCCCGGCCGCGTGCCGCGCCGGGTGAGCCGCCCGTTGTTCTGATAGTTGGTCGAGGTCGTGTTGCCCTTCGCCCGTTCAATGACCTCCGACGCCCAGCGCTTGTCCCAATCCTGGCTGACCACCGCGTCCTGTATCTGCTCGGCCGTCATGTACTGGCGATAATAGAGTCGGCGCGCCTTCTGGATGTCGGTCGTGTCCGGCGGCGCAAAGAAATCCTCGCCCACCTTCAGCGCCACGATGGTCGGGCGATCCTTGTGCACCATCGGCACCGTCACCTTGCCCTCACCGAACTTGCGCAGATCAGAGATCAACTTGCGCACCTCCGCGTCGGACACGTCAAAGTTTTGTGTCGCCAACAAATTCTGCACGATCACGAAAACAGCATCGTCGTTTGCGGGATCGAGCAGCATGGTTGGCAGCTCGGCAAGCGCCGGGTCACTCATCGCCGCGTTCTTCAGGTCCTCGAGGTCAATCGTCTCGTAGTAGCGCTGCGTTTCCCTCTCCCAGAACACGCCGACCACCGCCAGCCCGTTTTCCAGATAGTAGTTGGCCGCCAGCTCCGCCTCGGGGAAAAACTCGTCCATCGAGTTGCTCAACATGTAGCGCAGGAAGTTGGTTGTCTGGAACGCCTTGTTCGCATCGTTGCTCTCGGTCGGCATCGCCTGCACGGTCATGCTGCGCAGCGAGGTCAACAGCATGTCGGTGTCCTCGTTCACATACGAGTCAATCAGCGGCACACGACTGTCACTTGAGCCATCGAAGGGAACCGGGTCGCGCCCGAGCTTCTTCTTCCACTTGCGCCCGTCATCACTCTGGCCGGACCAGATGTTGTAGCGGTTCTCCCAGTTCTTGTTCTTGCGATCCACCAGATCGCTCTCGGTCGCCTCGCGGTACTCGTTGAGTATCTGACCGAGGTTCAGCTCATAGATTAAATTGTCGGATTTCATAGCACCTCCACCATCGCCCCCCCCACAGGCAGCTTCAAATAACGCCGGACACTCTCCCGCGAAATCTTTTTATGGCCCCCGTCCGTGTTCACGCTTTCCAGTTTACCGGTGTCGAGCAGCCGGTAAACCGTTCCCTTCCCAACCCCAAGAAGCTGGGTGACGGCCCCGACCCGTAACAGAAGCGGCAACTCGTTAAATTGCTTCATTCAATCTTCTTCACCGGCCGGATATTACGTCTCAGCGCAATATCGTCAAGGGGGCAAAATCAAAAATCAGGGGCGTCCCCGCCCGTGGCCGCAAAGGCCACCGGATCGAAGTGATGGATGCCGTCCTTGAACATGTAGCGGTCCGGGTCGATTACGTCCTTGAGGGCACCCTTGAGGCCGTCCAGACCGGTGTATTCGGCGTAGCCGTAGATCGACTGCTCGCACGCCTCACTGATGTAGTAGCGCGGCGCGTTCATCATGCTCACCGGCTTGCTCTCGTCGTAGTCGAGCATGTCGTTGATCCCCTGAATCCCGTCCTCGATCTGGCCGCCCGGCGCCGGGAAGAACACCATGCCCGGCACAATGAGGTTGCCCTCCTCGTCGTGGTCGTCCTGCTCGAGCATGATGATCGGTGTCATGCCGCTCTTGGCACTGGGCACCTCCGCCCCGCCGAAGCGCGAGTCGATGATGCGCCGGTAAATCTCCTCGCCGTCCTCCAGCTCGAGGATCATCTTCTTGTAGCTCACCAGACTCAGGCCCAGCCCGGTCTGCGCCGGACCCGGCTTGCCGTCCGGCTTGTCGCTGGGCAGCGCCCACTCACCGTACTGCTGGCGGTTGGGCCATTCCCGGTAGAGGAACACACGGTTCAGGTCATCGATGATGTACCACTTGATGAACCAGTTCTTGCTCCCGGCCGGGTCCACCGAGCAGTAGCGCGTGCCGCTGCCCGGCACCTTCTCCGCAGGAACCACATGCACGTTCTCGTTGAACTTCGGGAACGCCTTTCCCTCAAGCCGCTCCGCCCAGCCATACGCACGGATCTTGACCTCCTCGCTGCTCTTGCCCTCGAGCATCTTTTTAACATTGTGATAACCGCCGAACGGATTCCAGATGGAATGAAAACAAATCATCCTTGCGTTGCGCCGGATCGGCTGAAGGATGTAGGGCATGTGACCGGGCTCACACCCGGCCACGTTCACGTTGTCCGGAAGAAGCTCGCTCTCGGAGCTCTCCAGCACCCTGGCCCCGCTCTGGTACTCCTTGACCGTCATGCTGTACCCCTTGACCGGGGTGAAGGTGATGATCAGCTTGCCCGAGCGCGTGGCGATGCGGAAACGCAGCGTCCTGACCAGATCATAACCAATCAGCTCATCGGCCCAAATCAGATCGAGCTCACCGCCCTCGAACACCGATTCCATCATCGAATAATTCAGGAACCGGCAGCGCGAACCGTTGGGCAGGATGAACACCTGATCCGAGAAACCGCCCTTGTCGGTCCATCGGACATTGGTTGTCCTACCCTGCTTGCCGATGTCGCGCCATTCGACCGGCAGATAGCGCCGGATGACCGGCTGCTGCATCTCGATGCTGCTGGGCAGCGTGGAGTGCAGACACCACACGTTGCACTTATCCTTGGCGCACATGGTTTCCACCACATACTTGGCGGCAAAGTCGGTTTTACCCGCCCGGTTGCCACCCAAGATGAGCAGTTCATCCGACACCTTGAGCAGTTCCCGGGCGCGCTTCCACGGCGCGAGCTCGAACCCGCTGTTTAGCGGGTCATTGTTGGAGAGCCCAATCGCCTGCTCGCGCTCCTCAATGAGCGCCGCCAGATACTCGACCCCCTTGGACTCGGAGATCCGAAGCATCTCCTGATCCGTGAACTCCGGAAGGATCGGGTGGGCTGTCTGCTTGAACCCCATTACACAAAAGGCACATCGTCGTTTAGAACCAGATCAAAACTCAACGATCGCTTGGTCAGCCGGACAAGCTTCTTGTAATTAAGATGCTTGTTGATGGAATGAATTGTCCAACCATAACACATCCTATATTGATCAACCAGATTATGACCCTGCTTTTGCCAATCAACCTTTAACAACTGCTCCCTCAAGGTGAAAATAGGATCACCCTCCTGCCACATGCCTGTCTCGCGGGTTCCGGTAATCAAATCATGATAGAACCTTTCTGCCAGCCCCGCCTGCGAACAACCACAACCATCATACTCAACCCACCACTGTGCAATGGCAGCTAGTGACGGCAGTTTTCTCAGCAGTTTGTTGTCTGCAAGATTCTCAACGATATATTTTATCGGTTCCTTTAACCTCACAAACTCCAGCTCTATCTCATCATCCGGAATATAAGACTTCATTCTATTGAACGGATTTCTTGGTTTTCCATTCGGGACACCAGACGCACAGGAGAACCTTGCAATCCTCTCGTACCAACTCGCCTGAGTGTTGGTACACTTACCAAGCATCCCCGCCAACCTGAACCTGTCTGCGTTGGTTCTTTTCCGACCAATATCGACCTTGAGCATGCCCTCTCTGGGAACACCCATGATAACGTGCATCTGCTGGGCCGACTTTGAGTCCAGCAATGCCTGCAACCTTGTTTGACCGTCCATCAGGACACCCTCGTCATCGAAGATGATCGTGGAAACATATCCCAGGAAGTTGCCGTTCCTCATATCCTTCTCGATCTGGGCCGCCTTCACTCTGGACATCGAACGGTTTGTTGCCTCTCCACCCTTGCCGCCATTGAAGCTTATCAGTATTTTTGAAGCGACCCCGGGTGTGATCTCCGTATAAACAGAACACATGACGGGCGAGTGAAACTCATGCTTCACATCGCCGCGTTCATGCAATTCCGTCTGTATATTGCACACACGTCTCTGTGCCTTGTCCTGTTCCCTAATCAACTCTTCGGTTGTTGTTATGTTCTTTATCGACATGACTACTCCTTCCTTCAGTTTGTACCCAATTGGGTTGGTTTATGTTGTTTGCCTTTCATTTAGCCACCTTTCTCCTCCTTCTTCACCGGCTCAACCACCGCTGGCGCAATTGACCACGTTTCACCGGCATCGTGAATGACCTGTTCAAGGACATTCGCCGCGTTCTGCACTTCCTGTTGCTGCTGACTTGCGAGTTGCAGCGCGAGGTTCGCGAGCACTCGAAGTGCTGCTTGTGCGTTGGCCTTGTTCACGTCGGCCTGACTTACGGCCCCATCTGTCTTTTCGTTTTCTTTTGCCATTTGTTTTATTTGTTTTCTTCTGTTATGTCAGGACAATGCGCGACTGTCGCCTCGCCGTTGTCCTCAATGATTTCCGGTTCAACCACTTCATCGGTCGCCTCCTCCTTCTTTTTCCCGCCGGATAGCGGAAAATCGAAGCTGCTCACCTTGACCTCCCAATCGTGAATGGTCTTGCCGTTTTTTTCGTATCTGGTTGGACACAAGCGACCATGCACAAGTATGCCCGAACCTTTCTTGAACCACTTGCGTATGTTATCCGCCAGCGTGTCCCAAGCGCTGCATTGGAACCACACAGGGTCCTTGTCTTTACCCTGACTAGCGGCCAAGTTGAAATTGGTCACGTTGCCATAATCTTCGTGCGGTGTAGGGTCCGCACCCAGCCTTCCCTCTATTGATATGTGTATCATAATGCTATTCCTCTGTTGTTGTAGCCTCCTTGTAAGGCTCAAAGCGCATGGCCCCCTTGTGAAAGATATAATCGCTCTTGCCGCAGGGACCGTTGCGCTGCTTGACGATCACAAGGTTTCGCCTCTTTTTTCCAGCCCACCCCTCGTCGCTCTCCCACATGTCGCGCTCGGCATTGTTTCGCGGCTGCGCATCGGCCAGTATGCCCACCAGATCGGCGTCCTGCTCGAGCTGCCCCGATTCCCTCAAATCCTCCATCGAGGGCGCGTAGTGCCCCTTCT